TTTTGCAGGAGCAGTCCGGTTACGCCATCCGGTGACTCCGTAACGTTTCGTCCGGTCCATCCACTTTCTGTTAGACCCATGTTTATTTCTCGCCGTCTTGGATTGCTTCAAAAAATGTGCCCGGGGGAGTCGAAACCAGTCCTCCTCTCCCCGGGCCGCCTTGTCTCTGCACTCCAAGTATAGCACATTGCGGCGGCCATGTCAACTCCTAAATCCCTTATTTGGAGAAAAAATTATTATTTTTTTCTTCTTGACTTCCGCCCGCCCGTGTGCTATATTTTGGATGACCGATCGGCGGGTTGTACGACCCCGCCACCGTGCTTAATCGTGGTCGCACTCGTCGATCGGTCTTTTTCCAGTGACCCTTCTTTTGGAGAAAACCATGGCAGCTAGTGAAATTGGATTGATGAGAGAGGCCATCGAGGCCATCAAGAACACTCAGGATTGGATCAAGACCGTCTCACAACGGGTTGATGCGTTGGAGAAGCAATGGACAGAGCTCTCAATCAGAATCTACTTACGTCAGCCATCAGACGCATGTCCGAAGGCAAGAGGCCGCACGAATTGCCTGACACAACACCGGAGACATCCTAATGACTGCAATGACCCCGGCCAAGTTCCTAATACTAAGACGAGCCGCCCTCACTGACGAGACATTGGATGGTATCTTCAAGGCCCTGGAAGATCGAGGAATCTTGTTAGGTGCGTGTAAGGCCGCCGTGACCATGTTCACGCCCAAGAAAGATAGTCTCCTGCCAGATGACGTGAAAGCATTAATTGCAAGGAGCTTCCAGAATGATCCTGTGTGCCAACAGCTTATAGCTGCAATAACCGAAGCGGAAGAGCAGGTACAGTAGATGCCCTCTAAGGAGAATACCGTGGACCTTTTACGCGACTGTAGTAGGTGCAGTGAGACAATTCTCTGTGAATACACGGCAGCCGTATGTGTACCGTGTTACAACTCAGTCACGTGCAGACATGAAGTCTTGTTGAAAGCCCTGGAAAAGATAGCTAAGGCAGAAGGCCCTTTTTCTAGAGACCCCCTCCAACATGCAACGAATACAATTCAAGACATGGTGGCAATTGCCGAGGCAGCCATTGACAAGTCGGGGAGGCTGTCCTGAATGCCCTGTCGAGACGCACAGTGTAGAGCTTGTCCGCTCTGGGAGCAGTGCAAGACTGTCTGCCTACCCACTGTCCGGTACGGGGGCTTCCCCTGGCCTACTTCCAAGTCAGACATTGGCCACACGCGGTGTCTGTTCATTGTTGGGGAGGCTCCCGGGTACAATGAGGACCAGGAAGGAACGCCGTGGATCGGAGAAGCGGGGCGCCTCCTCAAGAAAGCATACATCGAGTATTTCAAGTTCCAGAATGATGTAGACATCTACCTCTCCAACGCAGTGCGGTGCCGACCACCCGGGAACAAGACTCCAAACAAGACACAACTCAAAGCCTGTCAAGGCTTCTACCTGGCAGACATCATCGAGTTGCAAAACTACTATGAAGAAGTCATTGTTCTCGCGGTGGGAGCACCGTCTGTCCAGTCTCTCCTCGGAACTTCCCTCAAAAAGTCTTTCTCTCGACAAGGCGACTTCACAGATTTCAGAGCCTTGACAGCGAACATTCCTAAGTCGCTGATCCAACTTGGTGACGTTGTCGGGCCCTATCTGTCTTGCCCTGTCTCTGCCCCCTTTCCAAAATCCTGTCGTGTGTTCTCTACGTATCACCCAGCTGGATTGATGAGAGACCCAAATAAAGGTCCGACTGTCCAAGCACACCTTTCAATGTTGCGCTCATTCCTCAATGGACAATTGCAGTACGAAATTGAAGGGGGCACTCTCGACATCCAGCTTGCTCCCTTACCGCCTCCTTACCCGATTTCTCGACTCTGTCTCGATATTGAGACATATGGCATCCTGGCTGGACAAAACCAGACTCAGTTCCATCCGCTCAAGTCCGTCCTGTACGACGGAATCAGAAAGGAAGATTTATGCGTTACTACGGGATTGACTTGGCGGAACCCGTCGGGTACGATGGAGCACGCCCTCTTCGTAATGTCGGATGCGTCCGCACGCCAAAGGCTGTGGTCCTTTATACGGAAAATGCGAGAGGACAAATCCTTCCACTTCGTACTGGGTCAGAATATCAAATTCGATTTGGCGTATCTACGGTTCGCGTATCCCGAGTGCCAAGTATGGTTGAATCATCCCCTGCCGATAGCCGACCTGATTGTGACGAACTACCTCCACGACGAGGAGAGACCGGAACGGAGTCTCAAGGCATTGGCTCCGCTCTTGGGGGTGACAAAATACTCTCCTGGCTTCACGCAACACCCGAGTCCACACTCCCACTCATTGTGGCAATACAACGTACAAGACACTGCTGCGACCTTGCAGTCACAGGAAAAATTAGAGAAGATGATTGGGGAATTGTATGGTGCAAACTCGCCGAAGCTTTCTTGGTTCAACAGGGAGTGGTACAGCAACTTATTATGGCTGACACTATGGATGGAGGAGTCTGGTATCACAATGAACCAGGAAGAGTTGGAAAAGCTCTTGCACGTTTACGAGTTGCGTCTCGGTCATTTAGAAAAGGGGATACGGGCCCGGTGGGACATAGTCCTCCAGGGCAAAGGAAGTATGAAGAATAAGTATCAGGTGATGGAGGATGCTATTCGCACGCTCATTGGCCTACACACCCCGGTTCCACAATTGGAAAAGACGAAGGTTCGACGGGAGATCAGTTTCTGTGAAGAGAATCGGAATGCCTTGATGGATGTACTTCCTTCCCACTCTGAATCATTCAAGAAATTACGTGCCATCACTCGTATGCACACTGTTACTGGAACTCTGAATCGCTATCTCTATCCACTGTTGGTGGGTCGAGGAAAGAAGCATTCTGATCCAACGACTAAACTTATTGACTCAAAGGCGTTCCCACGATGGTATCCTGTTCCGTCTGACTGGGAAGATGGCAGTAGTGGTGGCACGAAGCACGCACGGATTGTTGCCAAAGGTCCGCCTTGCCAGACGTTCCCCAAGAAAATCAAGGCATGTATTTCATCCCGCTACAGTCATCTAATCTGGTTTGACTACTCCCAGATCGAACTCCGTATTGCAGCCTTACTGTCCAATGACAAGTGGCTGATGTCTGAGTACAATAAACCAGACTGTGACTTTCATCTGGCAACAGCCCATCGACTATTCCCGGACGAGAAGGGACAAAAATTCAGACGAGTGGCCAAGACTCTTAACTTCCTTGTCATTTATGGGGGGGGCGCTCACCAGTACCAGACAACTCTTATGCGTGATGAGAGCATTTTCCGTTCCATTGACGATTGTCAAAGAGACATTGACACCTGGTGGGCATGTGCTCCCGGACTTCGACAGTGGCAGGAAGATTTGATAAGTTTTGTGCTGAAACACGGCTATTTTGAACTCCCACTGATTGGGCAGTCTCGATTGTTCCTTGGAAGCAAGAGGCAGAGACAAGACAAGAGTAAGGAAATCGTCAATATGCCTGGGCAGGCAACGGCAGCAAATGTCATATTGTCTACACAGTTTGAACTGGCTGTGGCGTTTAAGAAGAAGCACATGAAGTCCGTTATCCCGCTGAATGTGTACGATGCAGCCACGATTGAAGTACCAGAATGTGAGCTAGCCACGGTGCAGGGTTTGATGCGGGAAGTTCTACTGAATCCACCCTATTATCAAGCACTGTGCAAGGAATTGGGACGGACGCTACCGTTGGATTTCGAAATGAAAATTCAGCGAATTTCGACTTGACAGGCGAACGGCGAACTGCTACAATGTGTGAAAGGAGATCTAAATGCCAGCACAAAAAATGCGACGGACTCGGGTGTACGTTGCGGGTCCAATGACCCTAGGAGATTTCGCAGATAACATCAGGTGTGGTATGGAAGCAGCATACAAGCTTATTCAGGCCGGATATGCACCCTACTGTCCACACCTTAGTCACTTCCAACAACTCACGTTTCCTCTGGAATATGAGCAGTGGATGGAGTTGGATTTTGAGTGGCTACCGCTGTGTGATGTATTACTACGACTGCCTGGGTTTTCCAGAGGAGCGGAGCGTGAGGTTGCTCTTGCTCGGGAACATGGTATATTCGTGTATCCCGGTCTTGGCTGCTTGCTCCATGAGTGTTCCAATCGAGTAGAGGTTACAACAAATGACACTGCGACTTGTTCTTCCTGACGTTCACTTTCCATTCCAGGATGACCACTTGGTCGAGGCGTGGTTACGGTATCTTCGGCTGGTGACGCCTGATGGTATTGACATCATCGGGGACCTATTTGACTGTTACACTCTCAGTAGGTTTGACAAGAACCCGCTTCGGAAAGGTAACATACAAGACGAAGTGGATATGGTTCGAGCATTTCTGGAAGAAGTACGAGAGTCATCTCCAGTTGGGTGTGACATCAAGTACTCGGAAGGCAACCATGAGAACAGGCTCAAGCAGGTCCTGTGGGGACGGGCGAAAGAACTGGCTCCAATTCGGGGACTGAATATCCCCGGCCTTCTGGACCTGAAAGACCTAGACATCAAATACTACTCGCCCAGAACGCCCTATCG